GGGAGATCCTACCGACCCTGAGCGGTGATGCTGGGACATTACGTAAGGCACCACCCCCTCCCATAGCGGCTAGTCCCCGGACCTATCTAGTATAGCGTACCGCGCCCCTTGCAGGGAAGACTTCAGGTCTAAGAAATTTTCTATCAGTATAACTCTATGGGTAATCAGGGTACTTTGGATCTCCTGGCCAGAGCGCTCTAGCAAATTCAGGGTTCTCACTAGCACGGCGCAGGGCAACAATAGCATGTCTAGATGCCGCCCGGATGTGATCACTACCCTTCACCCAGAGCTGCCATCTATGAAGGCGATCGTCTGTAGCCGTGCCGAATGCGAGGGCACGAGACTGGAAGTGTAGTGTACAGTCACCAAGTCTCTTTTGGTACTTAAGCAATGCCAACATCGCGCCTATGCGGACAGGGGAGAGGGTCTCAGGGTCGGTCGACTTGAATCCTGGGTCCTGATCCCAGGCTTCAACAATAAGGGCTGGCCCATACATATAATCAAGGGACTGGATCTCACCAGCGAGTCGCGCCAGCTCTACGGCCTGGTAGGCTTCATCACCAGTGAACTCGCCGTAGTCAATTTCAAGAATCCTTCGTGGCTCGTCACCGAATATACATTTTCGCTCTACTGTGATGTTGAACCAGCCGGTCGTCGAGCCAGGGTCTATCCCCATCACATGAATGTTCTTCGGCGGCATATCCTCTCCATCCCTTGCCAGGCCAGCCAGGCTGCTGCGCATAGCCGCCTGACCGGCCTGGGCGCTGAACCGGAAAGGCGAAAGAACCGGCAGGCGCAAGTAAATCCTACCGTACCGGCCGGGAAAAGGGAAGGGGGCAAAGAAAAAAAGTCTATTTTGATATAGACTTCGCTCGTAACCTAGCGTATACTTAGAGTTTACCTAGAATTTAAGTTGGCGAGCCGGGGAGCATTTGGAGGGGGCTTCAACCCGGCCCGCCAAGGCGATGGTTACCGTAGGAGGGTCCATCTATGAACGAGTATACCCGCTCGCGGGCGAGAAGTAAAGCCCTAATTTCGAACACCCTTAAAACGGGAAACGAAACATGAGCCGGCGTGGGGAGAAACACTTCCCATTCCGCACTGCGGCACAATATTATCGCAGTATAGGCTGGACAGGAACGATCCCGGTCACGAGATGGGGCACCAAGGCTCCGCTCGCCAAGGGCGTAACTGGTTACAACGGTGTTGATGCTGATACTGATCTACTTGCACAGTTTATATCCGAATTCCCGACCGCTAATATAGGGATTAGACTGCCCTGGAACGTTATCGGTATTGATGTAGATGCCTATGACGGCCGTCAAGGATGGAAAACAATACAGTATATCGAGCGCAGAGTTAACTGTCCACTGCCGCCGACCTGGCGCTCCACCTCCCGCGCCCCGGAAGATGGCGTTTCCGGAATCTACCTATACAAATCGCGCCGTACCAGGAAAGAAGTATGGGTAACGGACCTTGGCGTAGGCTCTGGAGTCGAGATTGCGCAATTTCATCATCGATTTGCTACCGTAGCGCCCAGCATCCATAACACGACCGGCCGTGAGTACAAATGGTGGTGGCAGAATATCCCGGTTAACCCACCGCGCCCAGAAGAGCTGCCGGAACTGCCTATACTCTGGGATCAGTACCTTCTATCCTCGCGCGAGTACGTAACAAACTCAGCGAAAGTTGCCTCGGCTGACGTACTGGCCTGGTTCGCCCGTGTTAGTGGCGGGGAGATGTGCCTATATATGGGTCAGGAGGCTGATAAGGAAGCCGTCAAGATAAACAGGGCGATTGAACAGGGCGGTCTTCATGATGCGATTGTCGCGGCAGTCACTCATATGTGTTCTAATGCGGCCGAAGGGCACCGCGGCCTTGAACTAGGACTGAACATCCTTGAAGATGCCTTTATGGCAGCAGGACGGCGACGCAATCTCCGGTCGGAGTGGGAGTCTGCCGTCAATACAGCAAGAGCAAAGGCGGCGTCATTGCCGCAAGAAGATGTAGACGTGTGCTCGATGAGCGCGGACTGGAGGAAGACATCATGAGCGATTCTCCTTATCGCTTGCGCGGTATAGTGGACGGAACGCAACCGAGTGCTGATCGCGACAAGAAAATCAGGGATCGCGCAGATGAGTTCCTGGTAAGTGAAGAAGCACGCGAGCTTAACGCAAACCGAGCCGGCAACGAAAGCGAATTCGCATGGGTGCAGTGGGAGGATGTTAAGCCACTCATCAGCATCCCACTCGATGAAGATGGGGTATTCCTTACACAACGCATCCATTGGATTAGCGGCCGAGCTGGAGCAGGAAAGACAATGCTAGCATACTGGAAGCTGATCCAGCTAGCCAAACGCAGAATACATTCAGCTATCTATGAATGCGAGATGGGGGAGGTCCTGGCGCTTGGGCTGCTGCAGAATCTTGGGGCATCTCCGCGCGATCTGAAGTACATCCATTACGCCAAGGCAGCGACGGAAGGAACTGTAGTCAATCTTGCCAGGCACGGTCGGGCATTCTGTAATACTGCAATGGATAAGAGCATAATGAATATCGTATATGATGCGCTTAATCCACTGCTCGTAGCATCAGCGCTCGATGAGAATAAGGCCGCAGATGTACGGCAGTTCGTTACGGCGGCGTGTTACCCGATGTCACTCGCTGGCGGGCTAGTAATTGTACTTGATCATATGGGGCAGTCCGTGTTCGACCGGGCGCGTGGCAGCTCTGACAAGGCAGCCGCCTCGCACGTAGACCTAACGTTGCGAAAAGTAAGCAATTTCGCTCGCGGCCTGAGCGGAGCTATCGAGCTTACCTGTAATAAAGACCGTACTGGATCAATAGTTCAGGACGCTACTTTGCGTATTGACGTTATCGCCAGACCAGATGGAACAATCCGGCTAAAGCCTAATGAATGGGAAGATTTTGACTTTGGCGATGTCGAGCCAGAAGTTGTCCGCGCCCGAGGGCGTCGTGGGGCTACGCAGCAGAAAATTATAGCTTATGCTAGGCGAATAAATGACTGTTTTACGGTCGCGGAAGTGGCAGATGAGCTGGGGATTACCGTGGATGCTGCCAAGGGAGCGATCAAGCGAGGGCTATTGCCAGATTCGAATGGCGAGATTGTTTTTAGGTCCCAAGGTAATGGTTATTATGAGGTAATAGATGATGCTGCGTTATAGTAGGTCGGGCGACCTTCATCTTAGGGTCGGGCGACCGGCTGTACTGGGCTTTGGTCGGGTCGGGTCGGGTCGGGTCGGGTCGGCTCGTAAGAGGCGACCGACCGACCGACCGACCGACCGGCCCGTACACCCGAACCAAAACGGAGGATAAATGGGAACTAGAAGCTACGCGGTAATGGTTTGGCTAGCGAATCACCCCGGGTCAACGGCGTACGAGATATCTCGTGGGATTCCTGGCGCGGACCCTTTCAAAGTGCTAGATATCCTGTTTGAGGCGGAACGGGAGAACTTTGTTACCTGCCAGCGTGAGGTGAATGGGTTGGCATTCTTTTGGTGGGTTAAGTTCGACCCCGTGCCGGTACGGGTCAATGATAAAGCGCCCGGAAGTCCTGCGGGCCATTCGTCTTTGGGAAACGATGCCACCGGGCGCGGTTGAGGGGCTCGTCGGCCCACTCTGGCGGCGTCACCGGAAATCCCTTGAGGATAAGCTCGGCGGTGATGTCGCGCTCCGGGATCTGGCGCGGGCTGTGAGGACTGAATGGAGTCCATGGGGTTGCGAAAAGTTCCCGGCCGACGTTAGGCTTGGACATCAAGACGCAAGGCCACCGGCTATCAGTTGGACCGGGGATATGCCCGAGCACAACGACCCCGGCTGATACAACCCTAGCCAGGGCAAGGAGACGGTCAAAGATACCAGGTGGGGCGAATCCCTTTGCCTCGGCGAAGAATGGGAGCCTGCCCGGCAGGGTAAAGTCTGGGACGCCCCGGTAGGTACCATTTCTGGCGCGGATGAAGTAGCGCTCGTAGTCAAACGCAATTCCTGCCTCAGTCAGGAACACTGCCCATCGAGCCTCCAGGCGGGAGCGGAACAGGGTGCCGTTGTACCTCGTAGCTACTGACTCGTTCGGCGCTGCCCGGTTCCTCATCATAGTATCCTACCCGGTTGTGACGGGTCGAAACGTTACCCGTCGGTAGTAAACGAGCGGTTACGGAAAGTTATTATCGGTTTGAGGTAGACTTTTAATGTTTGATAGGATACAATCGACTCGAACGGAACCGGGACGCTGCGGAGGGTGGTGATCTAGGGTGGAGGGTCTGAAGCTTGGCCCGCTGGTGGATGGCACGGGTTTGTCCCTTGACCTGTCGCCTGTTGGATGCGCAGCGTTGCTACCTAGAAGGCATCGAGGCTTCTGGTGAGCCGCGGTTCCTGGCGTACGACGCCCCTGCCCAATGGGTGGGGGCGTCTGCGCGCCTCGGTACTGATCAGAGACCCGATCTGCCGTTGGGGGATGCTTCCGGGCGAGGATGGCCCGTGCCATATGCCGTCGACGACTTCTGACCATATGGGCCCGCCAGATGATCACCGTATCGAGCTGCTGCGCGGGTTGTGCGAGCCGCATCATGTGCGCCGGTCGGCCAGCCAGGGCCAGGCGGCGAAGACCGCCAGGTACAGAGCGATGAAGTTCCGGCCCAAGGAGCCACATCCCGGCTTCATTAGGGATGGTGGATTATGCCTCCGTTTGTGCCTCTCCAGAAGCACCGCGAGCCTGGCGCGGGTGAGAAGGCATGCCCGCCTTGCTCCGGCACAGGGTCGATCGACACGCACGTCTGCAAGACTTGTCATGGCGCGGGTGCCGTGCCTGACGACTGGAAGCCGGGAGACGGACCCGTCATGACCGGCAATAAATATCCTGGTAGGGAAAGTGGCCCAAAGGGACGGGCCTGAGTGAAAGGGACAGAAGTATGGGATGGAGACTGGTACTAGTACCTGCGTATGTGCCGGGTAGCGCTCCCGGCGCACCGTCACACCCGATCGTGCTACCGCCTGAATCAACGACACCGCCGTGGAGCCCGCACCCCGAGCACCCGATCCCGCCGACCGTCTGGCCGCAGCCGCCGACCGGCGGCGGCAGCCCGCCCGGCTTCTGGGGCGGCACACCGCCCGAGTACATCGACATCGGCCTGCCAGGTCCGCAGCCGCCCAGCGGTGGTGCGCCGCCGTACCCGTCGCATCCCATTCCGCCGACCGTGTGGCCTAACCCGCCGACGGGTGGCGGTGGTGGGGAGCCGCCTGGCTTCTGGGGTGGCGTAGCGCCGCCCTGGGTCGACGTCACCCCGCCCCAGCCACAGCCCCCGACCGGCCAGCCACCGGGGTTCTGGGGCGGGGTGGCACCTCCGTGGGTAGACACGACACCACCGCAGCCGCAGCCGACGCCGCCCGGCTTCTGGGGTGGACGGCCGCCTGAGTATGTGGACATCGGCCTGCCTCTGCCACAGCCGCCGCCCGGCGCACCGGAGCACCCCATCTACCTGCCGCCGGTCATCTGGCCGGACCAGCCCGAGGGGCTACCGTCCTTCGATCCGGACCAGATCCCCGGCCACCCGGACCTGCCGGACCTCAACTACGGTGTCTGGTACTGGGTCGACAACGACGGCGCGATGGAGCGCGCCTTCATCGCTCAGGTAGTGCGGCCGGGGCACGACCTGCCCGGCTACGCGCCGAAGCTGCCGCCTGAGGACCGGCAGCCCGGCTCGTGGGTGGTGTGCCTGATCAATCCGCAGCGCCCGGCCTGGGCGTGGGTACCGTCGGCAGCGGCCGACCTGCCGCCGTCCGGCGACGACCCGCACGTCGAGCACCACGGCGCTAGGGCGTAGGGAGGGGACATGGTAGCAGCCAGGAAGAAACCAGCTCAAAGGACCGGCGCGGGTTCCGGGGTACTTGATGACCCGCGCTTCCTTTCCGTGACCAAGGGTGCCTCGCGTGCCAGGGAAGTCCCCATTCCCGACGCGAACCCCAGCTGGCACCCGCAGGCACGGAGCTGGTTCCGTTCCCTGGCTCTCAGTGGACAGTCCGAGTTCTACGAGGCATCGGACTGGGCCACCGCCGTAATGGCGGCACAGATTTACGATATGTTCCTGAGGACGTACCGGGCGAATCTGCTGCCGCCATTCGAGCGGTTGTCGGCGCGGCTCGGCGTGACGGTAGCCGACCGGAAGCGTAACCGCATCGAACTCAACGAGCCTGAAGTTACTGACGTCGATGAGGAAGCTGCCGACCAGGCGGTTGTTGACTGGCACGGCCGCCTCGGCATCGTGCGGGATACCGGAACGGACGGGTAGCCATGGTCAATTTTAATCCTGGCGAGTTCCGGGGATTCCATGGGCGCTGGATGCTGGGTGGAGAGCGCCACGCTCACCTCCGGCACAGGAGGGGACTGCTTAGCAGGGTCGAGTCGGCTGCTAGTGCTGGCATTTCTAGTGATGCACGTCGGTCTGAGCGTGCTGCTGCTAGGACACAAAGAGTTTCTAGTTCTGAGATACGAAGGTCTGCCGTGGCTACCGCGAGGTCACAAGGCATATCTTCGTCAACATTCAGGCAAGCTGAAAGGCAAGCTGGTGTTGGCCGTGGTACTGAACGGACTCCGGGCGAACAGGCCGCTCTCAGGGCAGAACGAGCGGCTACCAGGGGCGAGCGAAGGGCAGGGGAGAGAAAGGCACAGCGTAGGCGTGGACGTAGGCGGCGGTATTATGGGCACCGTGGACTAGGCAGGGGCGGGACTGGTCTTTACCGGGCGCTTAGTATAGCACGATTGCTTCACCATCCCAAGGCAAAGCCTAAGCCTAAGCCTAAGCCGAAAGCAAAGAAGCCGAAGGCAAAGGCAAAGGCAAAGGCAAAAGTTAGGGCACCGGCTAAGCCGAAGGTAAAGGCAGCCGCGAAACCGCGCAACATTAGGCCGCCGAAGGCACCTACAGGAAAGCGACCATCAACCGGGAAGGGCGGCAAGGGCGTAGCCCAGAAGGTTACACCGTCGGCGCAGGTAATGGCGAATCTACAGGGATACGTCAACGTTCCTGGTGGTAGGCGGGCCGGTATCGGTACGGCCGGGAGGGCATCGATGTCAAGTACCGGGCGTACTGCCGGATCGAGAGTAGGGTCGTCATCCGGACGGTCGCTGGCTGTTGGCAGAAGCCGACGCAGGTGACTTATGGACATTGCGCCTCGCGACAGACTTGTCACCCTGCCGGAAGGGATTCCTAAGCTCACCCTTGGGTGGGAAGCTATCCACTGGGCGTCGAAGTACCTCAAGCAACCGGATGGGCCGGATGCGGGGGATCGCTGGGAGTTTACCGAATCTCAAGTGCGCTTCCTTCTGTGGTGGTACGCGATACGGGAGGATGGGCGTTGGGTTTTCTATCACGGTGTACGGCGCTACCCAAAAGGCGCTGGGAAGTCCCCATTCGCGGCTGTGCTAGCGATGATCGAGCTGCTAGCGCCCGTTCGCCTGCTCAGATACGATCTCGACGCGCCTGGTGGATGTCTTGGCAAGGTTGTATCTATGCCGCTCGTTCAGATCGGCGCTTCATCTCATGACCAGGCCAACATCAATACCATGCGGATGGTGCGAGCGCTTCTCCCCAAGAATAGCCGCATACTGCGAGATTATGACGTGGAGGCTGGTAAGACAATCTTCCACATACCGGGTGGAGGCCAGCTCATGGTCATCACTTCGTCTCCGACAACGGAGGAAGGTGCTCTTGTCACATTTGCCATTCTCGACCAGACAGAGAGTTTCACGCCATCGAATGGCGGTGTCGACCTGGCCGAAGTAATGGACCGTAACGTCGGCAAGTCTGGGTCGCGGATCATCGAGACTTCCAATGCCTGGGAACCGGGGAAGGAAACCGTTGCTGAGAACACGTTTGATGCTTGGGTGGCGCAGGAGGAAGGGCGCCTCAAGGGCAAAGGCCGTATCCTATATGATGCGCGCATGGCCCCTCCTGATGTCGATTTCGATGACATCGCCTCGATTCGCAAGGCTGTCGAGTTTGCTTATGGTGATGCTTATTGGGTGGATGTTGAGGACATTGTGGAGAACCGCATCCTCTCGCCTCGCACACCGCTTGATGTCTCGAAGCGTTATTATCTCAATTGGCCAGAGTCTCCAGAAGACGCCTGGACCACGCCACAGAAGTGGGCACGCCTTGCGGATGTTGAGTTCCGTATTGAAGATGGCTCTGATATCGCAATGTTCTTCGATGGCTCACGGACTTCGGACGCTACGGCTCTGGTTGGATGTCATATAGAGACCGGGTTTGTATTCTCTCTCGGTATCTGGGAGCCTTTGGGATCTGGGAAGCCGATCCCGGTCGATGAGGTACACTACGCCGTACGGGCGGCAAAGGAAAAGTGGCATGTTTGCGCGTTCTTCGGGGATGTTAATGAGTGGGAAGAGTCGACCAAGATTACCTGGCGTGAGGAATTCGAGGAAACGCTGGACGTATGGGCGGTGCCGACCGGGCGCGATCCGCAGCCGGTCGCCTGGGACATGCGTTCGCACGTCGCGGAATTTACGCATGCGTGTGAGATGGTACTTGGCGAGATCGACTCGCCTGTGCCGTCATTCAAGCACGATGGCGACTCGGCGCTAGGCCGCCACGTAGCGAATGCAAGGCGTCGGCCGAACCGCTGGGGAGTCTCTATCGGCAAGGAGTCTCCTAAGTCGCCTAAGAAAATTGACGCCTGCGTCAGCATGATCGGGGCGCGGCACGCCCGCCGTCTCGTACTAGCTTCAAAGAAGTACAAGGAACGTAAGGAAGCCGCTGCCAAAAAGGGTGGCCGTCGCGTTTGGAGTTTCAGCTAATGAGAAGGTTCACACTTATAGAGCTGATGCTTATGGTATCGGCCGGATGCTTCATAGTCATTACGATCGCCGTAGGGCATATAGCTGGGTGGTGGTAGTATGATTATTGGAACGAATGACGTTGTTGAGGTCGTCAATATAGCGCTCGACGCTAGGCAGGCCGAGCAGACCCGTCTGCGTCGTATCGGGCAGTACGTTCGTGGACGGCAAGACCCGCCCTATATTCCCAGGGGCGTTAATGCTGAGTACCGTTGGATTGCCAAGAAAGCACGGCGGAACTTCTTGCCGCTCGTCGTGTCGGTGATCTCAGAGAACCTACATGTTGACGGCTATCGTCCCTCAGGCACGACAGCGAACGAGATGGCGGCTCCACAGAAGCCGCAACCAGAGTGGGATTCGTTCCGGGCAAATCGAATGGTGTCGCGGCAGCACGGGGTTCATCGCTCGGTTATCAAGTATGGTGCGGCATACACCCTCGTGCTGCCGGGGCAAATGTCTTCAGATGAGGAACAACTTGCTGATGTCCCAGTGATACGGCCGGTCAGTCCTCGCCGGATGACAGCATTCTATGCGGACTCGATTGACGACGAGTGGCCGCAGTTCGCTATCGAGGTGGACATCAAGAACCTGCCTAAGGGCAAGCAGCAGATGATCATCTACGTTTATGATGAGGAGTACAGGTATATCCTACAAGGGAATGTCTCGCCGAATGCTACGGCTTCCCAGCTTCAGCTAGCGGACGCATCGAATACTCTTCTTCAGGGGCAGCCGACGGTAGCTCAGCATAGTATGGGGATCTGCCCGGTCGTCCGATTTTTGTATGAGGTAGACCTAGACGGCGAGGAAGACTGTGTAGGCGAGATCGAGCCGATCATGCCGATTCAGGACCAGATTAACTTCGATACGTTCAACCTGATGATTTCGACGCAGTTCGCGGCGTTCCGGCAGAGGTACGTATCAGGCATGTCGCCGGTCGATGAGGATGGCCGGGAGCAGGCTCCGTTCCGGCCGGGCGTTGACCGCGTATGGGCGTCGGACGACCCGGCTACCAAGTTTGGCGAGTTCGGGGAGACGGCCCTACAGCCGTATTCGACGGTGCGCGAAGACGGCATACGGCATATGTCAACAATCTGCCAGGTACCGCCATATCACCTGCTCGGTCAGGTTGCGAATATGTCAGCCGAAGCCCTAGCGGCGGCACGAGATGGTTTCGATCGGAAGGTTGAGGAACTTCAGGCTGCTCTAACTGACCCGTGGCGAAATGTCTTCAGGCTTGTGGACCTGGCATCAGGAAATGACAAAGGATGGAACGACCTATTCGGCACGATTGTATGGAGGGACACGTCGGCGCGGGCATTCACGTCAACGATCCAGGGCCTGGTCGCTATTGCGCAGCAACTTGGCGTACCGGCGACGGAGCTATGGCAGAGAATCCCTGGAGCTACCGCAGATGACGTTGCTTCCTGGCAGCTTGCGTACCAGAGGCAGCAGGCTCAGGCGATAGTACAGAATATGATCCAGCAGCAGGCGGCTGCGGCCCAGGCTGCGGCTACCAGCGTTCCTCCGGGCTCGGTGCCTCCAGGGCAGGCTCCCGGCGTCGGCGTAATCCCGGCCGGTGGAGTTGGCCCTATCTCGCAGCCGCCGCCGGCATTGCCTCCTGGTTCGCCTCCCGCTGGGGGAGGTCCGGCTCAGCCATGATGATCCCCGTTTCCGACAAGCAGGCGTCAGACCTGCTATTCAGTATGTATCAAGGACACCAGAAGATGATCGCGGCGCGGGTGTCGGCAGCTATCGGGTCATTCTGGTTGTCGATGATTGACCCGGCATACTTCGGCGATACGTGGAACCGCTTCAGCCCGATTGTGAGAGGTATCATTGATACTCACTATCAAATGTGCGCTGCTGATGCTAGTAACTACTATGGGCTGTCTCGTGCTGTTGCTGGTTTCCACGGGCCTACTGTCCCTGGCAGTAGTCTTGGTAGTGGGTACCTTGAGACATTGACGGACAAGGCAGGCAAGGGCTCGTTCTACCGGCAGGTCGATAGCGGTAAGTCTGTAGCGGCAGCCTCAGAGACGGCTCGGCGCGGTCTTATGGGCGCTTCGGTGCGGGTAGTCCTTAATGGCGGACGCAATACGGTAACAAATGCAGCAGCGGGGGATAATGTTGCTACTGGTTGGGAACGTATTGTTGAATCTAGCCCTTGTGCCTATTGTGCTATGCATGCTGCTAGCGGTGGTGTACGCAAAGACCAGTCATTTTCGTTCCGTGCGCACGATCACTGTACGTGTCTGGCTCGCGTTG